GCGGGAACGCCAGTGTTTGTGCTGGCTATTTGCCCTAAGACCTTTAAGGCATCAGACACTGGTGCCACCCATCGTCATAAAATGGTATTTGCGGAGCGACAGTGATGAAGTCGATTCCGTATGATCCATTGCCTTCTTTACTTCTGACCCGGTCGTTCTAAAGTTTTGTTGAATCGTGTATCGAAACGACTGGGCCTCCACGGGATCATATTCCTGCGGGGGAACCTCAATGTTTAAATACTTATTTCCGATATCACTCATCTGCGGCCATCCGTCCTTGCTCCGACTCGGATATAACCAACACGCCAGCCGTATCCAGAGCCAGTGCTAGATACTTTCACTGAAGCCTGCCTTGATCGTCCGCGAATCTCTGACTGTGACGCCGTAGGTGTAAATGAGGACGCCGCAAGCTCTACCTGTGCTTCTTGGGGGTAGTCGTGTCCGTTTATTGTTACGGTGACTTCATCATCAGGAGAGGCATCAAAAAATTCTATGTCTGGGATAATTCTATTTAAGAGCATAAACTGGTCACCCTCACCTAAATCAATATCCCCTGTTTCAATGTATGAGGTGAATGGGGTGTCCACATCATCCCATCCAGACTCTTGTCTGTACAAGACATTAGGATAGGCAGATACGCCCGTTCCGCCAGCAGATGATTCCGTGGAGGTAGCGTTAGATCCCATTGATAGTGTGTAGGTGTCGTCTCCGGTGACGGTTACTGAGTGCATGTTGTTTATGCCCTTTTCTGAAAATCCACCAAATGCAGAAAAGGCCTTAAAGGTCACCCTGTCTCCTGTCGCTAGCCCGTGGGCAACATCCGTAACTGTAACTGACGGAGAGGCGTTAGTGGTGGAAAAAGGACTTGGTTGCATGTCCTTGGTATTAATCGATGTCGCCAGAGGGTTATTAACCAAGAATGCGTTATCCCAATCACCTCTAGCTAGCGCACCAAAATACCAGACATCCTCTTCGTAGTTGTACACTACATAACGATCATTCCGTCCGCTTGATTCTTTTGATGGGTAGAACCAAAACACTTCAGACAGATCGACATTGGTGCCCGCAACAACCTTATAATCTTGAGTAAAATTGAAGTCATTAAATACGGTGCCTAGGACCGGACATGGTAGCTTTTGTACTGTTCCTGTGTAGCGATAGAAGGCGCCGCGATCCATGAAAAATGTTACACCGTTGGCGCTTACGGCAGCGTTGGGGGAAACTATGGACATTCCCACCCCGACAGTGCTAAACGCAAAATAAAATGGATCACCTATGTAGCGCATACTAACAAGGCCAGCGTCAGTCCATATTAGGATCTCACCACGCGCCTTAATGGCTCCAATAATCGTGGACCCCAAGGAGAGTTCTTGGCCGCCAGCACTGTTCACAGAAAGAGGTTGCCAGTCTGTGGCATCCTCAGCGCTAGACCATCGCACAAGGTTTACATCGATTGAGTTTGACCCAATCGGGTTACAGCCAAGGCAGATGACATGCTTAGCAATCTCACTTGTCATCACCTGCAAGCATTTTGTTGGCGGGTAGTGAGTCCCAGCCTTGTAGGTTGCAGTGACCCCCGTGCCTCCTCCGGTAGCGGTTGAGCCAGCGGTTGAGCCAAATGTGATTGTGAACACGGAGAATGTTTCAATTGAGGCGACGGCATAGGTTCCATCAATACTAATCCCGCCAACCGAAGTCGCCCCTGCGATTGTAACACTATCGCCAACGGCCAATCCGTGACCTGCATCATCATAGATTTCAACGGTCGCAGACCCTGATGTTGTCGTAATCGGGTCTGTACCAAGGGTGACAGAGGCTCTTGTTAGGTCTTCAATGGGAACAGCCGGTGCGGCAACCCCTGCGCTTTCATCCCAATAATAAACTTTGTCGCCACGGGCATTCGCCAAAAGGTCGTCCCCGAAGGAGTCCATAGACCACAAGCGAAGTTTTTCTCCTCCGGGTGCCCCCTGCCATGCCCCGCTTCCCCATGTCCCAGTGCCCCACGCCGTCGATGGCCCTAGGGACGCTACATCCACTGGCCCAGAGTTTATTTCATATGTAGCAGTGAATGAAGGCCCCGCAGTGCCTGTGCTGGTAGCAAAGTTATCCACCAAAATGACATACTTATCGTCTGGGGTTAAGCCCGATAAGTCACCTAGGTATGCAATATAGTGATCAGTGTTTAGTGTTGCGACAGGCACTCCGTTTACGTCAGCGCCTGTAACACCAGAAAAGGTTACAAAGTCACCAGCGACCGCCCCATGGCCGGTGTCCTCAATAACAATGAGCCCGCTTCCATTGGTCGTCGTTATCTTGCTGGCCCCCACAGAAGAAGTGGCTCTCGTGGGTGTTATGTCGTAGTAGTCGGCAGTGTCGTTGACGTACAGCTTGTTGTTTGTGCCGACGCCGATATATATCTCGCCAGCCCCGGTGGCCCAGCTAAAGATCTTTCGACCAATGCCAAATATTTTTCCTGACGCATAGTTGATCCAACCGCCTAGCTTTTCTACAAAGCCTTTGCGGAACCTGACCTTATCAGAGTCAAACCACGTTCCTTCTGCGGAATACCTTGTTCCGTCAGTAAAGACTCCGGGGCGAGGGGTAATCTTCAGAAGAGGCATGCTACCACTTTTCCCTGTTGGCCCAGTACGCTGCGCTCATCTTTCCTTTTTTAATGTTTTTGCCATGGCGGGCCTTGAATGATGCGCGTTTCTTTTTCATTCGTTGGGACTCGCCAGCCTTGGGCTTGCCTGCAGTCTTAGCACCCTGTTCTCCAAAGCGGATCATTTTTACAGTGCTACCTTCTTTTGCTAGGACAACATGAGACTTCTTGGCATGCTTTGGGGTTCTTTTGGGTTTATTGTATCCGCTAAATCTTTCGCCTCGGTATGTGATAGCCATTAGTGATCCGTTCTCCTTGCGAGCCTTTCTTTGATGTTCGCTGTCTCTGCCTCGACCGCTGCAAGTCGCTCGCCATGCGTATCTACTTTCATCCCAATCCGATTCACAGTGCTTTCTATCTGCGCCAAGGATCGCTTGGCGCCATTCAGCCCTGCCTTCACTCCACCGTAGGCAGCGCCTGCGGCGGCTGGTATAGCGAGCAGGGATAAAAGGGTTGTTATGTCACTCGGCATTGCTAATAATATCTTTTGTGGGTTCTACGAGGACTCGGCCATCAATGTCTGTCCAATCAGTGTCCATCATGTGCTGATCATGTCGCTCTGCCACAACAAGCCATGACACTGTGTCGGCGCAATCACCGTCCTCTGCGACAATCGTCAGGGTGGAGCCCGAAACGGAGCCACGAACCCTAGTCCATCCATCTTCATTCTGGGTCCACACCTGCGGGTCACGGCAAAGTAGTTCCCATGTGCCGTGGGTCATCGTTGCGGCATCATCTAAGTCTACCGTGGCTGTCCCACCCGAAAGTTGTACAGAGCCACGATAAATAAGGTCGGCGCGTGCGCCCTCAATGAATGAATGGACTAAGTGATGCGTGTCCTTCATTAGTTCAAGGGGGTGATCAATTTTAAATGAGCCAGAACTCTTGGACAGCGCCCCGCCTACATGTACATCAGCAATAAAGGTCGCATTGCTCGTCCCGTGGACAATTGACAACGGGAGCTGTGCCCCTGTAGAGGTGCCAGTGTCGTCGGTTGTGCGGAGTTCGTAGTTTCCAGCCGCGCTTATACGGTGACTCCAGCTTTGATTGGTGAGGTTGGTATTTGTCATGTTGTGCATGACAGTGTCAGCTACGTTCTGATCCAAGACGCCATCAACGTTGGCAGCCCCAGCCAAATCCAATGCACCATTTACCGTTGCATTCCCCCCAACCGTTGTATTGCCCCCAACCTTTAAAGTTGTCATTAACTCTAGGTCAGCAAACGCATCCAGCACCGCAGCCGTCGCTCCTGCGCCATCAGTCATGACTGCAGCAGTATTTCCGTTGGTGATGGTGATGTTGGCGCCAGATCCTTGACTTATAATAATATTGTATGGCCCCGACGATCCTGAGTCGGTGGTAGCGTTTTCAATAAACCACAACTTATTGATTGTATTTGGCGCAATCGTAATCGTGCAGTCAGAATCCAGAGCACCTGTGTACTTAAGGAGTATCGCACGTCCTTCGTCAGCAGCGCCGTCTGCGATAGTGGTGGTGTGGGTGTTGGCGTTGAGGGCAATGGCCTCAGTGCCAGAACCGAAAGCGTCTGCGATCAAACCAAGGTTAGCGTTAGTAGAATCCCCCCAAGTGCCCTCCTCGGTGCCAGTGGCGATCTCCTTGAGGCGCAAATTGTTAACATACGTTGCCATTACTTAACCCTTACGATTGCATTTTGTGAGTCAGCGGTTGGAAACCCTACGGTAAGGGTTCCACCGGAAACTTCTCTATCGATTCCAAAGTCTAGGACAGCTACAGCACGGTTTCCGTTTGTGCTGTTATAAATCAACGCGCCTCTTACTGTAAATGAGGCAGTTGCCCAAGCGCTGTCCAAGAAATCCGCAAACCCCACGCCGCCCGAAACCGTTGGCTCTACGTTAGTTAGCGTGTTTCCGCCAGCCGTGTAATTCGTTCCTGACGAACTGACCTCGTTTGCTGTCGAGTAAACAGTCGTTGATGCGCCTAGGCTTGCGTCACTTGTGTACAGCGCAATTTTAAAAGTGTCTCCACCAGAAGCAGAAAAATCATGCAAGCCCTTTAAGACCTCGCTTTTAAAGGAGTTGCATACAGACTGTGTAATGGCCATGGCTATACCCTAGCCACTCGTATCGTGCCATCCCTGTACTCATCCACTGTCATGCGTCCTTCCGCTTGAGTTTTGAGTAGTCCAAGCGCCTCTTGATACCTTTGTGTGTACAGGTTCATTATGTCTGGGTCACCCTTCATGTATGTATATGCTTCAATCAAGGCGCCATAAAGAAGGGCGCTATCAGCATTCGTTCCCAGCCATGTTGTCGATTCTGTGACTATGCTCGCAGGCTTGTAAAAATAATTTAGAGCGTAAGCAGAGGTTGCGCTCGGGGACGGGCCAAGTACAAATCTTGTGCTGTCGTATATTGCGTAGTGCTTGGGAAGCCCTTTCACTGAATCGTCAGGATAGGCCTGAGACATAAAGTTGTAGTCTTTGTTGATCAAAAAGACTTGATCGCTTGTTGCGTTTGTCACCTCAAGAGATAGGGGCACCAACATGTCTGTTGGGAATGTCAAATACTTGCTTGATGTTGACAGGCTTCCTGTGCTCGTCTTTCTACTAACTGGGAGGTTTACGGAACGATAGATGCGATCTTCCGCTTGTTTAACAAAAGTGGGAATATTTGTTACAAACGTGCTCTCGGTGTTCTGGCAATAAGCCTTTATTGCTGCGACCAACTCTGTATAAGTCATTAGCCTGACCCCCACGCGGTTAACCACGCGCCTGTGTCGCCGCCCCAAGAGTTCCCCCAAGCATTAGGCTGGGGGGACGGGGGAGGCGGTGGACTTATGGCAATAGTTACGGTGCCGACACCCGACTCTGTGGTCAGGTCGGCGTCAATATTTGCGTTTCCGCTACCAACTGGATCGAAGGCAAACATGCCACGGCTCTCAGTTAGTGATGCGTCAGGCCTTGGGTTCCTGAGAGATTGTGCATCTGTATAGCTACCCAGCTTTCCCAAGAGGTTTTGTGGCTGGTCTGGATCCCAAACATCCTTGCCGACCATTAGTCCGGTTTTTACGCCATTGCGAAACTCAGGCCTTAGGTCGGATAGTTTGTACCTGAACCCAGTCCTGTCGCAAAACCCAAAGGCATGCTTCCCATTTGCAAAGCGTGCCATTAAACCGACCCGTATCCGCCGGGAACAAACCTTACGGAAGACCTGTCGCGATCCTCGGATTGAGCCAAGTCCCACTGGAACTCGTACTCTCCCTTAAGATCTGCCATCCGTGGTGCTGCCTGTGGATACTTCATTGAAAGCTGGTAAGCCAAACCTGCGACCATGCAGGGCAAAAACCTAAACGGCGCATCCATTGTGTACTCGCCGTCGTGACCCACATCCTCAATCCTGCGGAGCTTCTGGTAGACAAAAGCGTAATTCTTGTCAGGTGTTGGCCAAAAATGAACAACAGGCGCAGGCTGCTGCTTATCGATGTAAATATTTACAGGCCTTCCAGTTGTATTCTTGTTGGGAATACTTGAATACTGGGAGACACTAAAACGCTCTAGCTGCAGGTCGTTTTGGGTTTGGCCTGAACCAGTCCTGATCCAGTGCTCAATAATATCGATTGTATCGGTCGGCAGTGTCAGTGTAGGTGTATCCGCCGTCAATGTTGTAGACACCTGCTCAACTGTCCAGAAATTTATACCACGATTCGCCCACTCAATCGTCAATAAATTTAATGAACGAGTAGCAGTTTTTAAGTCATAGCCAGTGCGAAGCTGTAGACCGCATCGCTCAAATGCTTCTTCTGCAATTTCTGTAATATCAAGATTGAATGCACTTGTGCCTGAGGTAGCCATCTATCCTTCCTTGATTAGCTGTACTTCTTATCTACAACAAGCATAATAAAGTAGCGGTCGTTTGAAGATGCCCCGATAGTTGTAAAGCTTACGTCGCCAGTGACACCGGCACCAGCATTGTTTGAGATCGGACCAATCTCCCTAAAATCAAAAACTCCGTGATCAGAGATGCTCATGCACAATTGGTCTGTTGTGGCATCCCATAAAACGTCTACGGTCATGCCCGACAGGTTGTAATACATTTGATTAATAGCAACGCTTGTACACAAGCGCCCTGTCCGGCTTTCTGGCTGCAAGGTTGACACATCAATCTTAACAACAGCGGACTCTCCGGTGCCGTCAGAAATATTGGTAAACTTGAAGACAGCCTGTCGGTCGCCATCCTGAATTTTTTGAGTGGTTACCGCGTCAGCCATTTTTCACCTTCGGTTAATATGTTTTACGCATTATAAGTGTTACGAAGCACGAGAGCCATTGTTTGTGCTTAGGCCCCTTGGAACTCATTGCCAACACTGCCGTCTCCGGTGATCACCTGAGTGTTCACGCTTTCGACATTAGCGTCTACTTGGTTGGCAACAGTAAAGACAAGGTTGTCAGTCTTCGCTTTTACTGCATCTACAACCGTATCTATTGTAGTAATACTTGCGGGAATATCCGTCCCGGTGTCTTGCAAGATCGCTGCTGTGTCAGACTTAACTGCGGCAATATCAGCCGACATACTTGCGCCAGCCGGAGACCCCAAAATTGCGGTGTCCACCAAGATCGCTGCTGTGTCGGTTTTAATCGCACCAAGGCCATCTGTCCCATTACTAAGGTCAGTTTGAATACCTGCCGTATCGGACTTAACTGCGGCAATGTCAGCCGACATGCTTGCCCCAGCCGGAGTACCAAGTGTATTTGGGATTGTTGTACCTGTATCCACTAGGATGGCGGCAGTGTCCGTTTTAATCGCACCAAGGCCATCCGTTCCGTTACTAAGGTCGGTTTGAATGCCATCGACAACGGTATCCACTGTAGTCACAAGCGCGGGCACATCCCCAGCAGTCTGCTGTGTGTCGGAGA